ATTGTAGAATGATCCACCAGCATTCTTGACAAATCCAGTAATTTTTCCTTCTGTATTTACAATTGCCTCGTAGTCTGCAAATCTACCTTTTCCGTTTCTATCAGTAATTCTTACAATAGGTGGAGATGAATAGTATTCGCCTGGATTTTCAATAACCAAACTACTAACTTCTTGGTTTGTAATGACAGCAGTTACTACTGCTCCTCTTCCAGAAGTTACCTCAACAACTGGAGTTCTTGGGAAAACATCGTCAGTGTCTACGATGTATCTCTCAACAACAGAACCAGACAATACTGCTCTTGCCTTGTTTGGAACTTGATCCAAAAGAACAAATGGTGCTGCTGCGTATCCAGTTCCTTGCTTGGTTGCCTCAATGCTTTCTAGTTGTCCATATCTAACACTACTAGCATCACGGTAACTATAGAAACGAACACCATTCAATCCAATACCAACTTCTGACTTTGGAGTCTTATAGTTTTCTGTTGTTCTGCTAGACTTCTTTCTAATGATACGAAGAAGTTTTTGATCTAGTAGAGTTTCTGTTGGAAAATTGGTGTCTAAAACGCTATGTGATGGGTATCCAGAACTAGTGATATAGTAATATTGGTCATCTGAGAAAATAGCAGAGACATCACTTGAAACTTGATTCAGAGTTGGAATTTGAACAGGTAAGTTTCTATTGAAAATCCATCTAGGATCTCTAGTTCCAGTCTGTACAATTTTTGGATCATCACTCTCAAATCCAGGAACCGAAATTTGTACTTTATCTCCAGGATAAGAATATGGTGCAGTAGAGTTGATATCAAAATTGTATACTACACCCAGTGTTAGAGCATTTACATTAGATCCACTAATGATTACTGGTTTGTATACATCGGCACCAGCAGCATGTGAATACTGAGTATCCCCTCTCTTGCTAATAGTGAACTGGGTGACATTTTTGTCTTCGAACTCAAATGTCTCTTCTCCAATCAAAACACTACCAGTTTTACCCCAACCAATGGTGGAGAATACATTTAGTCTGGTGCCAATTCCGTCATTTTGACCAATTGGTGCTTCTAGTCTAGTTTTTGTGGAGATTGCAAATTCTCCATTGACAGTTTCTGGAGCAAGAACAATGTTCCAGATAGTTTCTCCATCTGCCTCGCCTTCTAGACGAACATTATCAACAGTTGCAGAAGCGTAACCATACTCATTAGATGGCAACTGTACAATTTTTTTACCAATTAGATCTTTTACGTTACCAGAAACAATTTTTACCTTTAGAGCAAATTCATTGATCCAATCTGCATTTGAAGACTTGTAAGTAAAATCTTTTGGATTGTAAGTTTCAGGAACATCTCTTGTATCTTTAGATACGATAGCATTGAAGATGAATCTAATAGATGCATCGGTTCCTTTGGTTTTATAGAACTGTCTGATGTTTTTGACAAGTGTTCTCTTGTCAACATCACTCTTCAAATATTTTTCTGGAAATGTTGCGAGATACTGAGCATCGAAACTTTTGCTCAGAGCATACAAAAATAGATTACTTACATTGTATACAGTAGCACCTGATGGATGCTGTGCTGCTTCTGTAGTGACAAATGTAGATTCTCCATACAAATCTCCTAGAGTCGTGTTTCCACTGACTCCCCTAGAGCACTGAGACAAAACATTTCCATCTCTTGAGGCATAAAAAACAATCTCATTATCAATTCTTACATATCCATTGCTCTCTGGGAAAGAACTCGCATCTTCCAGAGTAATGGTAGTGTCAGAGTTTGAAATAGTTGCACTTAGAGAACTATATTCTTTGAGCAAATTTTGCTCATAAAAATTGATATCTGTATATTCTAGAATGTTTGTAGCAACATCTAGTGGCTGACCAGAACTCTCCTGAGCTTCATAATATTTCTCCAAGAACTTGGAGAAAAGGGGATACTCATCTACAATAAAATTGGGAAGCTGAGACTCAATAAGAGTAGAAATTTTCTTGGTTTTAATAGCCATCTAATTACTCTTTGTACGCAATGAAGGTTGAATTTGCTACGTCAACGTCCAGGTATACCTCTCGGGATGCCTTGATATCATTAGCTAAGGGTTTTACTCTAATTGAAATTCGATTATCAAAGAATGATCCTTTGATAATTGTCATACCATATATTTTTACTTCGCCTTTTACATAATCAATTTCCCCGACTTCATTGTCAAGGACTACTTTTTCGCCAGTTATAGAGTCTAGTCTATATAGGATAATTTTGCCATCCCTATCTTCGAGATAGACATCAAAAGTTGGATATTCGGTTACCCTAAATCCAGTCGTGGACATAGTTGGTCCATCGCATTCCTCATCAAAAGCATTTTGAAAACATACTACATAATAGAATGTAGAATTTAGTTGAGGATAGAAATCTTTCCTCATCGTAACAGATGTCAAGTTTGAATTGATACTCTTGTCAGTCTCATCAATAACTGCTACTGCTTTACTGTATCTAAACTTACCATTGAACTTTTCTGTCTCTGATCTTTCAATATAAGATTGGAAATTACGAATAACTTTTGCTCCCATCTGCTGCTCAGTCAAGTCACTAGTATTAGTATTGAAATAGATCTTACTGTCCAGTTCAACGTACAAGATAGATGGATCGATAATTACAGGTTCAACAGAAGCAACTGCGTATTTTTTGAGTTCATCAACAATTTGCTTTTTAGTTAGACTTGTAAGGTATGATGAATCCTTTGGTTTGATAGAAATAAAGACTTTTCCATATTCTGGTGGATCTTGATCTTCTCCACCAAAAGTAATAATGTCTCCAACAGAAGGATAAATGTTTCTTACAATAGCAGCATAGTCAGAAGAAATTACTGCTCTACTTTGTGTTCCATAAGTTCTTGGCGCAGCAAATTTTACGTCAGCGATACTTTCAATTGCCTCACCACCAGTTGCTGCTACTGCGCTGGTAACTTCGGTATCAAATGCTCCAGGAGAAACGCCAAGTGGATTCTCTAAGATGCCAGAGAATACAAATGTTTTGATTCCATTAGCATCTGGACCATTTGTTACAATATAACTGACTACAATTTCAGTCTGATCATCTAACTTTCTTCCAATAACTCCATCACCAAAGATCAACTCATAACGCTGGTCTTCAATTTCATTGAGAAAGAATACATCAGACAATGCATTGACATCTAGAATGTTGTCTGCAACAAAAAATGATGTTGGAAGTGTTGATCCATTTTCAAACACTTCAACACTGAGTGTAGAGGTGTCAATGTTTTGGTTATCAAGAATAAACTTTTGACTCTTGTTGCTACTATTGACAACAAAAGTTTGAGTAAGTCTCGTTCCTTCCTTGATAAGAACATTACTAAAGTTTGCAACTCCATTGACAACCTGTGCCTTTACATCAGTTGGAGAAACAAATTGATAAATCTTGTTATTGAATGATGCGACGAATCCAGAACCACCTTTCAAGATGAGTTCTGTATCAGTCGTTGGATTTGTATATTCTACAGAAAAAGAAACTGTTGCAGTTGAAGAAGTGATAGATCTTGGTCTATATCCTAACTGTCTTGCAAGGGCAACAACATTGTCCCTGAGAGTAGCACTATCAATGAATAACTCATTGATTGCCATATTTGTGTTGAATGCCGTATAATACGTGTTATAGGCAAGAACATCTAGCAAATTGCTGAGAACGGATCCCTCGAAATCATAGTCAGTAAAATCTGACTGAGATCTCATGAATTCCTTGAGAACCGTTTTTATCTCATTGAAATCTAGATTTGAAATCTGAGCGTATGGCATTTATCGGGTTCTCTCTAGTACAAAGTTTAGCTGTGCAGGAGCATCGTTTCTTCCAATAATTTTATAATGTACTTCTACTCTAAACCCATTGAGACTATAATCTGGTTGACAAATAACTTCATCCAACTCAATTCTTGGTTCGTATCTTGTAAGTACATCAGCAATTCCACTACGAATAATGGCAGCACTAGCAAAATCAAGAGGTTCGAATAGTGTATCAACAATGTTGCTTCCCAATTCTGGATTGAACAATCTTTCACGCTTGTTTGTAAGAAGCAAACTCATGATTGATTGTTGAATTGCAGCCTTATCCTTGACCGACAATAGATCATCGGTCATAGGATGTTTCTTGAATGTGACGCTCAAATCTTTAAACGTCTTGAAGGTCTGCATTACTGGAGCACACGAAGCTATTTGTATTTATTCACTGTGTCCAACGTTCTACAAAATCGTCAAATCCACCTTTTCCTCCACAAGGACGCTCAAGGCGATCTTCTGGCATTGGGTATAGTTCTTCCTTCTTTTGTGCTCTACGCTTCTTTGCAGCGGCATCTAGATACCTGTCACTGTCTGTCTCTGTGATGAGTGTCATGCCTTCATCAATAAAATCTTGTGATTTATCTACTCGATGATGATTGCCCATGAAAAAACCTCTCTAAAGTCTGTTTCCAGAACTTTTAGAGAGGTTGCTATCTCTAAACTCTATTTATCGTCCCTGACCGCGATACTTTTTCTTAGCATTGTTGCGAGAAGTAGCAGAATACTTGGTGTTCTTTGAAGACCCCTGGCGAGTACTCTTGGGTTTACCTTCAACAAACAGACCACCAGAAAGACCGACTTTTGATTTTGCCATAGTTGAACTCAATTGACTTACATATTATACAGGATCAACTGCTTGACTGTCAACCACTACAGTCAATGCACCAAATGCTGCAACGATACCTGCAGGACCTACAGGAGACCCTAGAAGACTACCAATCACTGCCATAGGTGTACCGTTGACCATGACCGTTGGAGATCCCGTAGAGATCGTGTCACTATGCAAGTCGGGTGGTATTGGTAATGCAGCAAAGTGTGGTAAAGTTGTATCACCTACCTTATGAACGTTTCTACCGTTGATAATAACATTCGCACTCGCGCCCGCTGGGGGTGGTAAGTAACCAACTGGTGGCCATGGACCATGCCCTGTGGTCATATCAAATGGCGCATATAATGCTGGCGTTGTTGATAACATTACGCTGTAGGTGTAATAAGTGGTTTAGCAACCTTCGGAGTATTTATTGCATACTGTAAACGCTCTGTCGCAGTGTCCTGATCATTCTGTACTGTCATGTGGGCAGTGAAGGGATATGTTCCTTTATCACTTACTATAACAATATTGAAGTACATCCTCAGTTTCATGATGTCGGAGGGTTTATACGATAATATCCCCGAACACTTTGTAATATACGCTTCCATTGCAGCACTATCCCACTTCTTTGCATCTACTGGTGTGAGTGGATAAAACGATTCGGCGCTTAAGGCGCTAGGAAGTGTTCTCACTAACATCGAAGGATCAAACAATTCTTCCTGCTCATTGATAACTTCGAATGTCTCGTACTTGACCCCATCACCGCTAAACTTCGCAATACAATCTGGAAACCTCAGAATCCATTCACGATCATAAAAGTTACGTTCGCTGAAATACCCTGAAATGGTCACCACAGGCGCTAAACCAGATGCCGTGGTGGTATTTACTACAAAAGGTTCTAAGAACAACCCAGAGACCCACAGAGGACTCACAGGGAGTTCGAATTCGGCATCTGCACTCCTCGTACTATCGAATGATGGCAGAGGTTCTTCCAGTACACAGTGAGTTGGACCTGTGACTGT